CTTCTTGTCGTTGATGGTGGAGTTGCCCTGTTGTAGCATGATGCCGGACTGCGTGGCGGACACGGAGTTGTTCGTCTCGATTCCAGTCATCGTCGCGCTGAACCGCGTGGCGCGTTCCGCATACGCAACGAGCGTATCGATAGTCTGCATCACGACGGGGTTGATTCCCGCGCCCTGCACTACTCGGATGTTCTGGTTCGGGTTAATGGCCATGATAGCGTGGCTCGGGTCGCTATCCATCTGGTCGTCGTCCATCTCCGCCTTCGGGTCAACGAATGTCTTGGCTTGCGCTTGGAACCGGCAAGCGATTTCCAGTTCGTCGAACAGTTTGTTGACGGTGCGCTGAATCGGCTCAAGCAGTCTGCCGTCGCCGAACCCGTAGAAATCCAACTGTTGCGGGTACAGGCGAGCGAAGGCGAATGGGTACTGGTTGTCGCTGTACTTGTAGTACGGCTCGGCAGAGTCGGACTCACGCAGAATCATGGGGTTGGCAGTCATCTCGATGAGTTGGAGGTTGCCTTCCTTGTTATTCCGCGTCCACACATGCAGGAGCATGAACGAGTCGATGTCGTCCCTCTGCGACTGTTGGTCGAACTGGTAGTTGTTGTTCATGCGCACGATTGCGTCGGCAATCTTGTCACCGTATGTGCGCTTCGCCCACCCAATCGACTTGAATCCAATCTCCTCGATGACATACTCTGCGTACTGGAAGTCCTTGTAGTCCTTGATTCGGCCATCGACATACACCTTGCTTACAGTCGGGATGCGCAGACGTGGGATGCCCAGTCCGCCATAAGCCTTCTCGTCCCACCACGCGGTAATCCACGCGCATCCATACAGCAGATAGTTCCGCGTGAAGTCCTTGACGTACTGCTTGAACTGGTTGTTCCGCATGATGAACTCGTTGCCGTACTGTAGCGTCTTGGCGAACTCGTTGTCCGTCGGGCCCGCGCCCATGATGTTGATGGCAAGATTGTACTCGACGAGCCCTGCCGTCTGCCCTTCGATGACTGGAGTGATGATGGGACAGAACGACTTCGGAGCAGTCGCGTCTGTGGAGTTGTAGTCGTCGCGCTCGCACCGATAGATTCGGTTCAGCCGCTCCCACTCCTTGACCCGCTCCTCCTGTGCGCCACGCAACTGCGTGTATCGCTCATAATAGAAGTGCGCCCGCTTGATTTGCTCCTCGTCGTTCACATCCTGTTCGGACGATGAGCGCGTCTGTTCGAGCATCTTGTCTTCGTATGTGAGACTACCAGTATCCGCCATGTCTATCTCTCCACTTCCACATCACGCAGTTCCAGTTCCGTCGTGTCTTTGCGCCGATTCCGATAACTCAACAGTCCATTGCTTCCTCTATATCTCGCTTCTATAGGCGACTCTTCTTTCGCAACGGCAATGGTCTTGCAGAAATCCTCAAGCGCCTTGACCCGACTCTCCAGTTCCTCGATTCTATCCGTCATGCCAATCTGATTCTGCTCGACAACTCCCATTCTTTGCAAGAACTTGAACATCAGAAAGATACCTCTTTCCTCGCATGGTCGCGGAGATAGCGGTTCATCTCCGCTTTCGTTATCCTCTTCGATTGTACCATATCCTCCAACTCGCTCGGGAAATAGAAGCCTTCCAACAGCCCCTTCTCCACCACGAGTTCGTCCGTCTGTTGGTCCTTCGACATGAGATAGATGGCCAGAGACATCACCAAGTCATCGTGCGCACCATTCGCCGCTTCCGCACGAGTCGGCACGTTCTGCCCGTTGCGCTTCTTGAACTTGAGCACGAAAGTCAACATCTCCGACAGTGTTCCGATGTCGTTCAGATGCGAGCACCCGCCCTTGTTCACCCACTCGACGAGCGCACTTATCATCATCTGCCGGTTGCCGGAGTGCGTTCTGTAACCAGTGTTACCGACGTAACCTGCGGCTATGACATCCGGAGAAGTCTCGCGCGTGTATAGGTTGGTGTATCCCAACTCCTGCATCTTGCGGGTCGGGTACTGGTCGAAGTTGACTTCAATGACCATCAATGCGTTGTTGTAGTGCTTGCCCATGCAGTAGACCTGCATCGCGCACTCGTCCACCTGCTCGCTCGAATGGAATACCATGCATTGCTCCTGCGTCGCGTTGTCGAACACATGCGCCGCGTAGTAGTCGGAACCGTCACCGGCTGTATCGACGACTACTACATAAGGATGCGTAGGATTGACATCCCGATATAGATAGCAGTAATCGTCACCAACGCCCAAGCGAGGCACTTCACAAACCGATATCGACCCACGCTTGACTCTGCTCCCATCCATCTCGTACTGGAACCGGACATTCCGAGGCGGTTGTTCTCGATACCTGTTTTCAAGCGTCTGCTTCCTTTCGTTTATCTTGTTCGCATTGAATATGGTCTGCCCTTGTACGCCCCATTCTCCAAGGCAATACACTTGGTATCGGTACGGGTCGGAGTCCTTGTACTGTTCGAGTGCATTCCGGTCATCGTCCGACAGGTACAGATTATCCTTGTATGTGGTGCGTAGGACGATGCACCGCCTATCGCGGAGAGTCTTGTCAATCCATGTCCGGAGCCAGTGCTCGTAGAAGATGGGGTTAAAGGACACGATGAGTCGCTTCTGCTCATTGCCACCACGCAATCTCTGGTCGAGGACTATCATGTTCCCCAACTCAAGCTCTTCCGACGCTTCTTCATACCAGATGTCCGTCACGTTACCGTTCGGGAATGTAATCGACTTTATCTTCTCAACATCGTCCATGCCTCGGCAGACTATCATGTTCCCGTCCGCCACATATCCGGGGGCTATGCAGGTCATGGAGTAGTTGGAGTCGTTCATCTGCCAGATGGATTCGAGATGGAACTTGCGAATCGACTGCTTTATCTGGTTCCAACAAGAAGTCGTGCAAGCCGTGAGAGTGTGACGCACCAACACGAGATTGCGGTTGGCGCGAGTGGATAGTTGCAGTACCAGTTTGTCTGCGATGAAGTAGGACTTGCCGGAGGATGCGCCGCCATAGTACACCTCGTACCGCTCGATGAGGTTGACATACGGATAGTAGCAGGGGTTGAACAGTTCCCTCGGAGCCGTTATCTCTATCTGCTTCGGTCGGTCCTTCGCTAGTTTCGGCATACTCCTAGTCTACCACTCCTCACAAGCGTCTGTCAACCCTCTCCTCTCTTCTCCTCTTCTCTTCCCCCTGCACCCCTATCTTATCTCTATATCTCTTCTCTTTTTTCTGTATAGATAACCCTTACTTGACAGATAAGAGAGTTATATATATAATAGAGGCATAGGAGGACGAAAACAGAATGAAGATTACGATAGTGGTTGACGGGAAGACCCTCGTTGATGAAGAGGTATTCGACGGATACATCTTCTGCTCGCACATCGAGGCTACGGAACTGGAGAAGGAGCAGTCGCTTACGCTCATCGATGCTCCGGTTCTGATGGCGGCGAATCTTGCGGACAAGATTTGCGAGAAGGTACAGGAGTCGTTCGATGCTACGATGGACAGAATCGCCAAGGAGCAAGCCCGCTCCGTGATTCACTAGGAGGTAGAGATGGTACAGGGGAATCATGCGGAGTTCGAGGGGTACATGCCCTTCGTGCCCAAGGTGCGGCAGTTGACCACGAGCAAGGTGTGCGGATTCGCGCTCAAGAACAAGCACGAAATCAAGGGCGAGGAGCGCACGACCGGAACGAACTGCGTGGCATACGGAGACATCTGCGATGAAATCGCACAGGCTCGGACATCCGACCTCGTGACTGCCAAGGGATATCTTGTCAAGCAGAAGATTTATCCCATCGTCCACAACACGGCGGGCAAGGAACTGTACGAAACGGTACTGCATGTAGAGGAGTTCACCATCAATGGCAAGACGATTAGACATGAAAAGACTGCGGGGGGTGCGGACTTGGGGCTCCCGTTCGACCTCTAGCATGGGCTATCATGTGACATGCGACGGATGCGGCGAGCTGAACATCTCCGGCAAGAAGTTCACCATCGCGTTCGATGACGGGAAGGGTGGCACGATGGCACAGGTGGTATTCCTGTGCGTCCCGTGCCAAGAGGAGATGCTGTATGGTCCGGGCGTCGTCAAGCGCACGGATTCCCCAGAACGGAAGGAGACGGAATCCGATGCGCTTTCTAAAGAGTAATAGAGCAACGCTCGTTTCCGTATTGAACATCATCTTCGTCGCAATCCTATGCGTCCTCGCTCGTGCGTCGGAGTGGAGCGTGGCGGCAGGAATCGCATGGAAGGCTCTCGCGCTCGTATACGCGTGCATCCTAGTCTGGTTCGGCGCGAAGGCGGACGACATATGAGCCGGATAGGAATCATCAGCATGAGCCCGTTGTCGGATGTGGAGGCGAAGCTCGTCGAGTTCGCGGACAATGCTCGCAAGGCGGGAGCGCAGATACAGAGCGTGTACATCGCGGGCATCTACAAGAACTCGGACGGGACGCTCGACATGGTATCGTCGTACCAGAACTGCCTCATCCCGCAATTGTCGATGGTGATGGGCATGGTCCAGACGGACATGTTCGAGCAGATGGTGAACAGCGGAGAGTTCGAGTTGCCGGAGAAGATAGCGACGGCGCTCAAGCGGCAGGTGGAGGCGGCGGATGACGACGAAGACAGCGACGACGAAGACGAGTAGCATCCCTCCGATGCTCGACCCGTGGTGCATGTTCAGTACGAATGGGAAAAGGCTTGGAATCTATGGCCAACTACATGAACTCGGTCATCCACAGAACGGCAAGGCAGTCTCGTTCTATCCGGTAGTGCTTGACGCAGACAGGAAAGGATTCAGATACGAGGACGACTGGTACGCGCTAGGAAAGGAGACGGCTTGATGGGCGACTATTGTGGAATCGTCGAGACCCCTAGCAACTGGAGAGTTTTCTGGAACCCGAAATACAAGG